GTCCGCGACAGTCTCAGCGTCTGTCATCTGCTCGGGGGGTCCGCCTACAAATCCCACGGGACCTGTCACGGCTTCTTGTTGCCCGCCCATCTGAGCTCCCGGTACTTGACCGCCTTCGACAAAACCAAGGTAGTCTCTCATACCGCCGGTAAAGTAACTAAACGCATCCGAGGTGTAGGGTGCTACAATATTGTACGCTGGATTGGCAGTGTCGCCTAGAATAGCTCCAAGTATGGCTGATCGGGGACGTGTGACAGTGCCGGTAACAGTATCTGCAACTGTGCTAGCTACCTGAGACGCAGGATCTGAACCCCCTCGCGCTCTCTCTGCTTCGTCCGCCGCTCGTTGTTCCGCAAACATAGCTTCTTCTTCTTCAGGGGTCATCGCATACTGTGTGTCGATTGCTCCGTAAAAAGCTTTACCCTCGCCAAACGCCATCGCACCTTTTCCAGTGCTCGTTAGTTCACGAGACATGTAGCGGTCGACTCGAGCACCACCGGGAACAAGCATCCCTATGACGTTTCCGATGGCATCTGTAGCCGAATAGTCCTCAAAAATCTCCCCCACGTAACCAGCCCCGGGAAGTACTGTGTAGTCGCGTTTCATCGAAGTACCGAAACGCTCAGCAATACCGTTTGCTAGTCCTTCAAACCCTCGGCGTACTGTCGCACCAAAGCCTGTGCTACGGTCTACGGTGCTGTAAATATCACCTGCGATACCATATTCGCCAATTGCTCGGGAAAAAAATGCGGTGTCTTCTGCTCCGTATCGCCCACCCCGAGGATCAAAACCTTGGATGTCCCCATAGGCACCCATAACAGCGTAGTCTTTATTGAAGTTAAACCCTGTATCTTGGATTTTATCCAGCATGTCAAACTGGGCGGAAATCTTGTCTATTTCCGAATCTTCGCCAACATCTCCGGGGCCGTAGTAGTCCCCCTCACTGTCTGTGCCGTACTGCCCATCGTATGAAGGGCCACTAAACCCCGGCTCGCCGGGATCGTCAAAGGTACCGCTGAAGAAATCGTTGTTGTCGTTTCCGTTATCCGTAGAGGAAGAGGAACCTCCGCTGTACCCCATAGCGTCATTGAAGGAGTCGTCAAAATCTCCTGCCGATCCGCCCCCGCCTCCGCTATTCCAGTTTCCCATTTCTTATTATCTCTCTTGTTCTACGACATTCTGATGGTTAGATTTGAGGTTCTGGAGGGTTTCCAGTAAAACCATCTTCCCCTGCAACTGGAACATTTCCCGTTCCGATTGTGCCGTTACCAACCCCCGAAGCGTCAACTGGTGCAGGTCCGTTAGGTACTGCGTCAGGGCCTCCCATGCCTGCGGGTTGTTGACCAGCGGGGCCACCTTGAGGGCCTGTTCCTTGTTGAGCATTTGCTAGTCCTTGTAGCACTTTCGCGTATAGCTGTGCTTCATCTAAGTCGTTTACGAGCTCTTCCGGATCGATGTCCTGAGAGATAGCCAATTCCTTCATCAAGTTTGGTAGCTTAATAAACGGTGCGAGCATCGGGTTAGCAACCGTCTGGAGAAGCGTTGTAAGCCTCTGTGAGCGGACTTCTTTCTGCATGACTGCCGAGGTACCCCGAGGCTTAATAGAGAGGTCTCCTTCGATGTCTGGTGCCTCGTCGTTGTATTGCATATTCCATTGGAAATAAGACAACCCAAGAGGCTTGAGTAGGAAGTCGTCAATATTTTTGACCACCGTCTTAATCGACATGCTACCCTGTGATAAGAGCATGGATAGTCCGGAGGATGTCCGTCCTGTACCAGAGACTCCTGTTTGCCCGTGCATAACTGACGGGATACCTGTCTCTTCATCAGCCAACTGACGACTGATTTGGTACATCTGAATATTTTCAGGTGCGGTGTTAGGGAACTTGAGACCGTTAATCGCTGTACCGGTTACACCCGACTGACGTCTGAAAACCTTGCCGGGGAATATGTCAAAGTTCTGGCCGGGAACGAGACTCGCCTCATCCACGTCAAATACGAGATTTCCAGCGAGAGCTAAGTTGTCAATTGCCATCCGCACGTGCCCATTCATGAGCATTTGTGCATCTTCCATGTTTTCTGCTACGCCTACGCCCCAGATTTGGTACGGGTTAACCTCGAATGGGAATGCGTAGAAGGGGATGCGGGCGGGCATGAATGGGTTTAACACGCAACGCAACACGTTATTTCCGCAAATCCATGCGTTAATCTGGACTTGGTCGAGCTCAGACATACCCTCAGGTAACTCAAGACCTACCTCGTCGGCAAACTTAGCGTCGAGAACACCCCAGTACTCGAGAACCTCAAAGCGATTCTCTTGGTAGTAAGGTTCCGTATCATCCTCACGAATGGTGTCTTCGTAGTACTTATCTTCGTAGTTAGGTCCCTTTACGATTGCTGTTTCAATAGCATCAGCGTTAAAGTAGGGGCGATTCATGAGACTACGTAACTGCTGACGATTCATGCGGTGACGTTGGATTACGTACTCACAGTCTTCGATGCTGGTTGCAGAGGGATCAGGGTGAAAGTCCCAGACAGAGACGTGCTCAATACGAGGAGATACTTTTTCTTGTGGAGCGTAAACACGAGTACCGTCTTCACCGCGCTCCCACTTGTGTACCCTGTCGTAAAAATTCAAGGGGCCCTTGACGATGCCCGTTCCTAGTAGGGACGCCTCAAAGATAGCGTAACGCATGACGTTTACAGCGTCTGTGTCTAAGAGTTGGTCGTGGATAACCTTCTCCAGAGCACTTGCGGCTTCTTTAGCCGGTTCAAGCTGGGGTTCTCCAACTTTTGAAGGACCTTCCGCAAGGCTGTCTGCCATATCTTGGTATTTACCAAAGTTAACAGACGTAGCCCCCGGCTCGAGCTCCATGCCATCTCCCGGAAAACCGAAAGGACTTTGAGCTTCATCAGCAGGACCTTTTATGTGTGCGTATTTTGCGATACCCTCTGGTACAGGGCTAGCCTCAACAACGATTGGAAACTTCTTGTTGGCGAACAGGATGTCAATAATTTGACCGTACGCGGCAAGTACTTTCGTTTTCGTTATTTTGATAAATACTTTAGAACGCTCGGAGTCACGATACTGCGTCGAGCTATCGTAGATTCCACGATAGTTTTTGTACGCTTGTAACCAGCGTTGTTCAAAAGTACGGCGGCCATTCTCAGAATCTTCAAATTTCTGTTGAATGTGACCGGCCAGCCCCGGCATTTTATTCTCCGCGTCGACAAACTCGACTTGGGAATCGTCGGGGGCTTGGAGGAAGCCCTCATCAGCCATGTTTAGGTACCTAAATGGTTATTAAAGTGCAGATTGCTTGTCTGAGTTCAGAATTGACTGATCTAAAGACTCTTTCTTTGTCTTAGGCATTGCTTCGATCAAAGACTCTGTTTTAGCAACGGTGTCAAAGTCTTTACCTTCACGATAAAGGTTATTTTCGCCGCAGTTGTAGTCGATACCTTTCTTATCAGCATTCATGATGTCTGCTTCTGAGTATTTCATTGGTTTTCTCCGTAGGGTTTATTGCTCAAGTCCTGCTGTATGTTTGAGAACTCATCGTATGCAGGACCTGTTGAAGGTTGAGTAGGTTGAGTTGGCTGTACGTCTTGACGTGAGAACAGATCTTTGGCTTGACCCATAAGGTCTTGCCCCACATCGTAAAGAGTACTCGGTTGTCCTTCCTGAGAAGGCTGTAAGTTTTCTTGGACTGCTTTCTTGAGCATGTAAGCACCGTAGATGGTGCGGCCAGCTTTGTAGATTCTTCCTGCTTTTCTCGCAAAGTTCTTGAATGAGGGAGGGAGGTCTGGTTCTGCTCCGGGCATTCCTGACGCCTTACCTTCTGCAATAACGTCTAGTGCTGTTCCGAAAATATCAGCGGCCTGTCCAATACTCGGTGTTTCTGTAGGACGTTGATCTTCAATCGGCTGGCTTGCTTGACGAGTACGCTTAGTCAATTCGCCGACAGCACTTAAAGCATCCATGACGTTTTGCGGTAGATCGCTATAGTCAATAGGCTTGTTCTTATCTACGATTGTGACATCAGGCTCTTTCTTACCGCCTGCTTGCGAAATAGTTTGCTGGGCTTCCGCATACTCGGGGCTATTCAAGATTCCCGCGAGTGTTATTTCTCCCTGCGCTTGAGTAATACGAGATTCTGTTGTCTTTACACCATAGTCTTCGATAGCGAAAGCTTTGTATGCTTCTGATAACTCATCGTCAGCTTTAAATACAAATGTAGAACCATCTTCCTGCGTTGCTATTAACCCACCGCCCTGAGGTGGTAAAGATTTTACAAATTCCGGGCTGAGTACTTTCTTTAGCCGGGTACTTGTCACTAAATCTTTTGCAATAATGACTGTACGTAGTTCTTCTGGTACAGTTTGGGGGTCAATTCCGATATCTGTCAAGTACTGAGGAACATTTCTTGTTTCTGAGTACGCAATAACTTTAGCATCGGTCTTGAGCAACTTAGGCTCAATCACCTCATTGTACGTTTCATCATCGACGTACTTCGATGCTTCGTCCGTGCCCATACGGCCGGCGGCAAATATACGCTCATCTTTTTCGAGACCACTCTCTAGGAGGATGGCCTCTTCTGCGTTACGATAGTCTGAGAGGGTAAAGCCCCCTGTTACAACATTACCTGTTGGGCTTTTCCGCTCAACTTCCGGCATGTCCTTTTTAAGCTCTGCGTTAACAGACTTAATGAGCTTCGCATCGTCTAAGAAAATCTTGCCTTGTTTTCTGTCACCAATAGCCTGCTCGAGAAAGACGCGAGCCATAGGACGTAAGATTACAGTCTTCTCGCCTGTGGGTTTGTTCTTACTCTTACCCTCGATAAACGTCAGAGTCCCCATTACAGCGTCGTACCCTGATACTTCGAGGTCAGCCATATCAGTGAGTCGTAACCCACTAAAGTATTTAAATCCTAGGAAATCTCTTTCTAATTTCTTCCCTTCCTCGTTTAACCGAGTCAGAACAGCCTTTGTTCCTGCGTGAAGATTGCCCTCAAACTTTTTCTTTGTGCGTCCGCGGAAGAACTTGTACCCTGTGTACGTATCCCACTCTTCTTTGCTCATGAGAGAAGATAGTCGGTTTTGAACACTCGCTTGGGGCCCAGCTTTTTCGTTTAATCCAGCATCGGTAAATATGGTGTTTATTCGGTTATTGACCTGCAAAACTCCAGATTGTGCTGAGACTTCTCCTCTTTGCTTCGCGTCGCCTAGGGACTTCAAAGAATAGGGGCTTGACATATTCCAAGCAGTAATTGCTTTACCGTCGTCAAGGTCTTTTACCTTGATGTCAAGAATAGGAGTATCTTCGTACTCAAACCCAGAAAGCTTACCCAAAACAGCAGTAATCTCTGTTTTTAGCTTAGGTTCTTTTTGTGCCTTAAACGCTAGAGCCTGCCCGAGTGTGTACTCTTGCAGTTCTTTCGCTGAAACTAACTTAGGTGTAGCCATTTAGTATCCAAAGGTTGTGTCCTGTGGCTGGAATGTGCTATTCTTGATGTCGTTAAGAGTTTTGTGGATGGAGACGTAGCCTGATGTTCTTGTCATCAACATATAACGTAAGGCGTCATAGGCGTGATCTTCTGCTTTTGTGTCTACGTCTTCTGAATTGGTTTTAGATAGCGGTATGCCAGCGAGTTGTTTTATTATATTTGTGCAGGTGTTGAAGAACTTGACTGTAGGCTCTCCAGTGAATTCGTTATCACCGAGACGGCGATGGATTTCCATCTTGCCTTGAATACGTGCACGGTCTGAGGGTGTCCAACGACACCCCATCCGTATCATCGTTTCTGCGATGGACGGCCCGTATCCTGTACGGTTCCAGCAAGAAGAATCAAGGACAGCATAGTGAGGTGCAGGGTCCCACTCCTCTAATTCTATTATTTTAGCGGCCAATTGCTCTGCTGTAAAGTGTTTTACGTAAAGTTCTCGATAGACCCATACGTTGTTGTCCCAATCGATTGCACCCCAGAGTACGCACGAAGGGCTCGCATAACCGTAGTCAGCCGCCCTGATTCGGGGCCAGTTAGTGGGTAAATCGTGAGGATCGACAACGTGCTTGAGCTTGTTAAACTCGGGGAAGGCACATCCTTCGGCGACATCCCAGTCTCCGTCGAGCAAGCGTTTACGCTCCACCTCTGGTAAGGAAAGGAGCATTGCTTCGTACTGTCCATCCCGCATGAGGTATGGATTGTCGGTGAGGCGGGCCGGTACAAATTTTCGCCAATAGAGCGGCTGGCCTGCCTTCTCATGTCCCTCAGGGTATACGTATGCCTTTCCTGACTCCATATCGGTGGGAACGAAAGGCTTACCGGGGTCTCCCTGATCGATGTACATCTTTTTGACCCACCATCCTCCAACTCCGCCGGGGTTTGCCGTACAGCGCATGGAGAGATTCTGGGAGAGCTCGGGGTCTGTTGAACGAAGACGTGACCGTAGATAGTCCCAGACATAGGAGGTGGGGTACTGGGTAATTTCATCGATGGCGATCCAGTTGAAGGCCTGACCTTGGTATCGTGTTACGTCTTTATCTTTATCGAGGTAGGAAAACCATATAGTAGCCCCAGAGGGGAAGACCCACGTCGACTTACTTTCACGGAATACGGCACCGGGAAACGCTTTGGGATACAGTTGTTTCGACTTTGATATGAGTTCAGTCAATTCATCGAGAGTACGGCGTAGAAGAAGCCCACGGTGATTTGGGTTATGACAATAGCGGAGAGGATCAGCAAGAAGAGCGAAACTCTTTCCGCCTCCGGCCGCCCCACCATACAAAACATCCTGCTCAGGGGCACTGAGAAACTCTTCCTGAGGTCCAGCATTCGGCTGGAATACAATTTCAGACTCGCCAACGAGATCTTGAACAGCTTTAGGTAGTACATTCACGTCTCCTTGGTCGATCACACGTGACTTTTCACCCTTCAGGGCTGTTTCTACCTTCGAGGCGGCTTTTTCTCTTACATTTGCTCGGTATGCTTGCTTTGTAGCGGCGGCTCGTTTCTTTTCTGCATCTTTCTTAGACCTTCGGATACTCGCCTGCGTTGCACGACGAGCTTTTTCAGCCGTTGAGAGGTTGTAACGGCTTTTGGGTGCATTCGGGTCTTTTTTTGGGCGTCCACGTTTCTTCGGGACTGTCTCTTCGGGTGTATCCGACATAAACTACTGGGTGTCTACAACCATCTCTTTCTTCGGGGGGAGTAATACCACCCCATGTACAGCTTGGACGTTGACATTATGAGTTTCTTGCTTCCCGAGACCCACTCGATTGAGGAGAGATTCGGCGGCTTGGAGTCGTATGTTATCTCCACGCTCAATTTCCGGCGCGTCGATGGTCCGTACAAGCTTGTTCGCGGCCTTGAGAGCACCACCTGCAAGAATATTCCGTGCTCCTTCGATAATTTCATCAGCCAAGGACTCTTTGAGGTGGCCGATGGAACCTTGCGAGTAACCCGACACCTCACATGCTCTCGAGAAGTTACCGCCGTTCTCGAAGAGTGCGGTGAGGAAAGCTTGCTGTTGGTCGGAGAGTTCACGGGACTTCTTCTTGGGTAGTAAGTTCATCGGGAATATCACATATATGTGTTAAAAAGAGGGGGGATTACCCCCTATTGGAGGTACTTATGTGCAGAAAAAGTAAATATCCTAACATTTTACGCGCATAAAAGTGGAAAGAGGTGTACGTGAGGGCCTATGGTCTCGGAACTTTGGTTCACATGGACTATAAAAGTTGATTTCCCCTGCCATTTCGGCCCCGGTACAGGTTCATTATGGGGGTTGGTTTAGAATTTTGTCAATAGAGTTACTCAGACTACTAGAAAATAAGAGAAAAAAAATATATTTTCCGCAGGTATTGACGAATGCGAATCTGGACAGTACAATGGGATTGTAAGCCCGCGGGGGTAAACCCATATATCACCCACCGGTACTCCCAGCTTACCACCTGCCACCGGAACCCTCGACAGTACCCCCTGCTGTCGGGGGTTTTTTTTGTCCCCTCGTTGGCTCCCC